GACAGTGCGCCGAATGTGGTTGCTTTATGGACTACAAAACTTTACTACCCTACGTCTCTTGCCCATTGGATAAGTGGAAGGCCATTGAATCTGAGGAAGAGATAAATAAGTAAAAGCGGAGAAATAATATGGCTGGAGTTGCGGCAGAGAGACAAGAGACTGGCGTTGTTAATGCAATAAACAAGGCCGTAAAACAAAATAAAAACAAGCCAATTGTGGTTCAAGCCGGCGCAGTTAAAATATCAAACGTTTCTGGAGCCAAGAAATATACAGGAAGACAATCTAGTGGTTCTGAACCATATACAGATGTCATAATTTCAACAAAAAATAAGAAAGATGTAAATCTATCTCTGAAAGGTGAAGCGGCACCTTCACTAGCCGGTGGCGGAATGAGGGGTTTAGAGGCTATTATTCCTGGCATCGCTGGAAAATTCATGAAAGCCGCACACAAAAAGTTGATAGATATGGGTGTACAAGAGGGCGATAAAGTTCCAGATGTTTATGGTAAGATATCAAGATTAAACAAAGAAAAGATTGTTGTCGGCACAAAAGCTATGGGTGGACCAATCGACTACATGTATATTGGACCAATGGATGTAAAATCAAATTATGATTCTAAAAAGAATATTCTAACTCTAAATGGTAATTTAACCGAATCTAAAGAGTATGCAAAAACTCATGATTTGTATTTCAGACTTAGGGCTAGAAGAGAGGATCAGACGTTTGATCCAGATGCAGAACAGGGCGGTATTCCAAAAATATATGGACGCTCTCCGTCTAGAGGCGATAGTGCAGGTAGAATAGTCATAACAGACAGTGTTCCCAGAAACGCAGTAATAGTGGAAGTATAATGATACTATATCAAGATTATCTATTAGAATCAAAAGAAGGCAAAAACCTTCACTTAGAACACCTAGAAGACGAGGTACTCAATGGAGGAGTTTCTGGCACAAGAGGTGCTATATCCTTTTTACAGTCTCTTCGTGATATGCTTTCTGGTCATGCTTCTGGTAAAACTCTAAATCTCACAACTAAGTGGGATGGTGCACCAGCCATATTTGCTGGTATTAATCCAGAGAATGGAAAATTCTTTGTGGGCACCAAAGGCGTGTTTGCAAAGAATGCAAAGTTGAACTATACGAACAATGACGTTGACAACAATCATCCTGGCGAAGGTCTAAACAGGAAACTAAAGATTGCTCTACAATATCTTCCTGAACTTGATATCGATGGCGTATTGCAAGGCGATATGATGTTTACCAAAGAAGATTTGAAGTCTGAAAAGATTGATGGAAAAGAATATATTACTTTTCAGCCAAATACAATCGTATATACTGTGCCAGCAGATTCTTCACTTGCAAAACAAATCAAATCTGCTAAAATGGGCATAGTGTGGCATACGACTTATTCCGGTAATAGAATGGAAGATATGAAAGCATCGTTTGGTGCTGACGTTGGAAATCTTAGACAGACAAAGAATGTCTGGTTCCGTGACGCTTCTTTTGTTGATGCATCCGGTACAGCAACGTTTACTGTATCAGAAACGGCTGAACTGAATAGCATTCTATCCCAAGCAGGCACACTGTTCAGAACAATCTCAGCACGAACACTAAATGAGATTGCAACAAACGACACTTATAAAATCCAAATCAAAGCATGGAATAATTCCAAAGTTCGTGAAGGCCAAGAGATTACTAATACTACTGCTCACGTTCAAGGTCTCATTCTAGAAGTCGAGAGAAAGTTGAACAAGAACATTACCGATGCGAAGAAGGCCGACACAAAGGTTAAGAGACAGCAAGAAAAGAATATCGTGATGCGTTTTTATACCAGCAATAAGAATGAATTGAAGAAGATATTTGATTTACAAAACTTGCTAACAAAAGCAAAGAATATGATTGTCAAGAAACTCCAGACAGTTAGAGATTCTTTAGGTACTTATCTTCGAATTGATTCAACTGGATTGAAAGTTACAGCGCCAGAAGGTTTTGTTGCTATTGACCGTGTGGGCAAAGCAGTCAAATTAGTTGACAGATTGGAATTCTCACAAGCCAACTTTAACGCTACTAAGAACTGGTCATCATGAACAAAGAAATCCGTACATTAAATGTGTGGGATATCGATGACACTCTTGGTCGAACATCGGCCAGAGTTGGTGTTGTCAAGGACGGAAAGATAGTAAAGATACTAGAACCTGGCGAGTTCAATTCTTACAAACTGGCGCCAGACGAAAAGTTTGACTTTGCTCAGTTTAGGTCAGGTAAAATCTTTCGTGATACATTCAAACCTATCCGTTCGGTTCTGAATAATGCAAAAAACATCGTCGCAAGACAGACAGAAAACTCACATTCGATTATTCTTACTGCCCGAGCAGACTTTGATGACCATAAGGAGTTTCTACAGACGTTTCGTGACCATGGATTTCCGATTGATAAAGTCTATGTAGAACGTGCAGGTAATGTCTCAAAGTCTGGACCCGCCCACATCAACAAAGGTGTCATTCTCAAGAGATATCTAAAGACTGGTAAGTTTGACCGTGTTCGCATGTGGGATGACCACGAAAAGAACTTAGATATGCTATTCAAAGTTGCATCTCTTTATCCGAACGTGGAAGCAGTGGGTTATCTGGTAAAAGATGGTAGAGTGTCCAAATATACTCCAAATGCTAAAGTCAAGACCATCGCTGAAGAAATCACTTCAGTTGTGCGTGAAACCCTCAAAAGAAAGAAATATGAGATATGACATGGGAAAGAGAAATAGCCAATGCTATATGGCTAAAGTTGAAGGGTAAATCTGTTCCTGAATCATATTCTGAGAAGGAATGTCAGGACATACTGAAAAAGTATTGGCACAAGGCCATGGAGTCAGAACAATAAAACACTAAATACCTCTATAAGTTAATGTTCCTATAGAGGGAATAATGAAAGTTTTAGCAGTATATCCAGGGCGTTTTCAGCCCTTTCATAAAGGCCATGCACAGGTCTATAAATGGCTCAAGTCAAAGTTCGGCGATGCAGTCATTGCCACATCTGATAAAGTAGAATTACCTAAGAGTCCATTCAATTTCAAAGAAAAAGTCAAGATGATGACACTGGCTGGTGTCCCATCTAACAGTATCAAGCAAGTTACCAATCCCTACATCGCCAGAGAAATACTAAAAGACTACGATCCGAAGACGACGGTTTTAGTCTTTGCTGTGTCGCAAAAAGACATGGAAGAAGATCCACGTTTTTCATTCAAGCCAACCAAATCTGGTAATCCAAGTTATCTTCAACCATATGCTGGCAATGAAAAGAAGTTGCAACCTTTCGGCGATACAACTATGCCAAAGGGTTATGTTATCGTCACTCCTACATTTACATTCGATGTTCTAGGCAAGCCAGCCACATCTGCTTCTGAACTTCGTAAGCAGTTTGTATCATTAGACAACGCAAAGCAGAAAGAGTTTGTCAAGGATTTGTTTGGCAAATATGATGTATCTGTGCATAAACTGTTGTCCGCTAAACTTCCAAAACCAAAAACATTAAAGCAATTAAAAGAAGAAATTACACGCAAAGAACTAGCGCCAATGCTGGATTCATTTGTGTCGTTCGCATCTGATAAACTTGGTCTAAAGTCTATGCCGACTGTCAGATACAAGACAGATGATGATTCATACAATTCATTCGCAGCATATAATCCAGCATCAAACGAACTATCAATTTCTACGTTGAACAGACATCCGATGGATATATTCCGTTCTGTTGCTCATGAACTTGTGCATCACAAGCAGAACGAAGATGGTCGGTTAGGTAAAGATATAGAGAAAGAAGGCGCAACTGGTTCTGACATTGAGAATGAAGCCAATTCAGAAGCCGGTAAGATTATGCGTTGGTTTGCTAAAGCCAATCCAGATATGTTCGGCAAATCTTATGTTGTCGAAACAAACACAGCAGCAATTGGTGGTGGTATTCGCGGTCTAGGTAATGTGACAGGCGAAGTATCACCGACTGGTGTGTCGCAATACGTTATAACAAATCAGACATCTGGTCTTTGGTATGAC